GATGATAGTAAATGGTTTTGAAGTCCCGCGGGAAGCGGAAGCTGTATGTATCAAGGTAATGCAAGAGTCTGTAGAGTTCCGAGCTTCCGATATTGAGCAAGCGGCTCAGAAAGCAGGAGTTCCGCACAGTGGCCCAAGTCAAGGTTTATGTGGACGCATTGCCGATAGGCTTATACAGCGAGAACGGAAGGCGAAGAGAATCAAGGCGACCAATTACCCATATTGGCAGTGGGTAAGGAAATAGTCCTCAAGGGAAAGTACCCAAAAGTACCACAACAAATAGATTGACAAGAGCGCCGAAAGCAGTATAGTGGTTGAAACTTAATATTTAAGACGCTTGGCAGAGCGCAAAAGAGCTGGCCTTCTGGTTGTTATGCAATCAGAGCCGCAATGACCCCCCTCGACGCTGCCACGTTTAGGGGGGTCAACCTTTTTCTGGAGGTAGTATGTTTGCAATTCCAATAGGAGTTTACCCTGCTACCAAATATATTGACGGAACCATTACAGCCAAAGAATATATAAAGTACCATTGCCCTTTTAGGATTAAAGGCGCAGTGATTGAAGTTCATGACGGATGGTTATGGGTATGGCCCAAAAAAAGGAGCCGTAAGCCTTGGGAATTAAGGGACAAGGATTACAGGGCAACTAACAGTTACAAGGAATGGCGGTTGTCGGTTTTTAATCGCGATAATTTTACATGCCAGAAGTGCAACATGGTGGGTGGCAAACTTGAAGCCCACCACATTAAGAAATTTCATGATTTTCCCGAACTGCGGTTTGATGTAGCAAATGGGATAACGCTTTGCCGTAACCCTTGTCACATGGAAGAGCACAGGGGGGCCAAATTTTGAAATGGTTTAAACATTTTGCCGATGCCCATGATGATGAAAGACTTGTCGAGATACTTGAACAGTTTGGACTTGAAGGTGTCGGCTTCTGGTGGATGCTTTGTGAAATAGTAGCATACCAAATGGACGAGACGGACAAGTGCGAAGCATCATACCCTGTACCAGCATGGAGCCGTAAATTTTACCTTTCTGTGCGTAAAACTAACATATATTTCACAAAGTTTTCAGAAATAAATTTGATTATTTGTGAATATGATGACAGTAATTGTATAGGAAAGTTAAAGATAAAAATTCCTAAGTTGTTGGAATTTAGAGATAACTATAGTAAAAAAGTACGTACAAAAGAAGTACAGTGTACGGACAGTGTACGTCCTAAGAAGGAGAAGAAGAAGAAAGAAGTAGAAGGAGAAGAAATAAAAACCTTTAAACCATTATTAAAGGGCGCGGTTTTGTTCCCGATATGCAAAGCGTGGAAAGACTATGTTGAAATGCGGAAAGCTATCAAGAAACCGATGACGGTCAATGCTGAAATCTTAGCGGCGGGAAAACTCATAGCATTGCAGAATGAAGGGCAAGACCCTATCAAGGTTTTAGAGCAGTCGGTTTTTCACTCATGGCAGGGTTTGTTTGAGGTTAAGCCTGACAGAACTAAAGAGATTGACCCATTTCCCACCGAAACCGTCAACCCGCGCACCATCCCCGGCAACTGCAAGAAATGCGGCGCCGGAAAGAAAAAGGTTTATGACGGATGGGAGTGCAAGAAATGCGGCAACAAGACGAAGGAGCGTGGCGAATGACCCCTGAATGTGCAAAGCATTATCGTGAATCACTAGAAAGGGATTTTAATAAAACCTTCGATTCCGACAAACTCCGGCTACTTTGGCCTGAAATGAAGAAAGAGCCAGACAGAGCTATGGAAGGGGCTTATAACTTCATAAACAAGTCCGGCAATTTCCCGACAGTTGAAGGCTTTCTGAAAATTATCCAGGTCGAAGGCCGCAAGGTTCGGATGAAAGAAGCTGTTGACCGTGAAGAAGAATATGAAAGGGAAAAAGCCGCAAGGGGTAAAGGTTCATTTCTGACGGAAGAACAACGCACAGAGTACGGGCAATCCTGCCGGAAGATATATGACCTTGCTACACCGATGAAGATGCACGCAATGGGCTATGTTGAAGCGGTACAGCCCGATAAAGAAGCACTGGTTAAACTCGTTTCGTTGTGTGAGATCATGGCAACCGGCTTTCCAAATGAACGTGCAGGATGGGACGACCTGAAAAGCCACTTTGTGAAAATGGGATTAGCTTAACAACCCCCCACCCCTCAGGGGTAGGGATATCAGGGAGGGGATGATGAAGCAAACACGCAGACATAGTTTTATAGAATCATGCTCAAATGTGGCAATCGGATACTTTGTCGCCCTTGCGTCACAATTGGCAATTTTCCCACTGTTCGGGGTCCATGTTCCCTTCCGCGATAATATTCTGATCGGGCTGTACTTCACGGTGATTTCAATCATTCGGTCGTATGTCTTGCGGCGGTTCTTTACGAGCCGGAGGGTGGTGGCATGAATGAGCCGGTGGCATATCGGGCAGGATAACAAAAAGCATGACCGGACAGCGCTTGTTATGGCGCGGAGGTGCCACGAAGATGTTAAAAGCCTGGATTGAAATTCTGCCTCTTTTTGTGGTGCGGTGGTTGGCTCTTCGACTTAGTGAGCGTTTCCAGGTGAAGATGGGTACCGGCAACCACATAAGGACATTTGCTCAGGCGCGACCAGACGTGTTTTTCAAAGTGGAGGAGCCATGACTTATCCAAAAATAAAACCATGTCCTACGTGTGGAAATCCTGGAGATGGACTAAGCGTCTACACGTATGAAAATGGCGGGAGGCATGTTGAGTGCAATGAGTGCAGCTACCTTGGCCCGTGTGGAGGAAGCATTCTCTCTGCGATTCGGTTGCACAATGAACGTACGACGCAAAGGCAAGCGCCATAACGGCAAAGCTCACCGGCTCGCCCGGTGTAGCGCATAGTTAAACCGCCCCTCCAAAGCATCGGCAGGGGCTTTCCTTTTCGAATCACCTTTACACGTGGGGGAGAGTAGGGCATAATTCCACTAGGTGAAATTGATATTCCGTTATCAACAGGGTATTCGGCAATCAGATTAGAATGATGCAAATAATCCTTGACACGCATAAATGAAAAGTTCACTATTCCCTCGTGCGCGTTAAGGCACGGAAGATAGCTGACTAAGCGACAGCGTGGCAAGCGGTGGACTGATGGCAAAAAAGCAACCGACAACCGAGACGCAGGAGCAATACCGGCAGCGGATTGTTGACCTCGTATGTGAAGCCACAAAAGAAACCGATAAGGGCATGAAGCGTATTTGTGATGCCTTCCGCAAAGATGACTCTCTGTTTCCCTCCCGCAGAACAATCAGGGATTGGATATCAGAAGATGCTAACTTAGCCGCCCAATATGCGCGCGCGAAAGAAATGCAAGCCGACCACATATTCGAGCAGATCATTGATATTGCCGACGATGATTCCGAAGATGCCATATTCGTAGAGGGTGATGAGGAATCAGGCAAGTCGGCAAAGATGGTGAAGAACAAAGAATTCATGGAGCGGTCAAAACTCCGTGTTGATACCCGCAAATGGGTAGTAGCGAAACTCCTCCCGAAGAAATACGGTGACCGCATTACGCAGGAAATAGAGATATCAGACTCCCTCGCATCAGCCATAAAGAAAGCTCGCCAACGCGCCAACCTGCCGGAATAGGGGAATAGTACCGTATGGCATCCCCCGCAAAGACCTCTCACAAGCCAAACCTCGAAGCCGAATTAATCCGCGACATGGCGAAAATGAGCAAAGACCCGCTAAAATGGGTCATGTACTCATTTCCGTGGGGAAGCGGCGACCTCTCCGACGAGACAGGGCCGGACGCATGGCAGACGGAAATCCTCTCCGCGGTTCGTGACGGTCTCCTGACGATCAACGAAGCAATCCAGATTGCAGTTGCCTCCGGTCATGATATCGGCAAGACGGCTCTCCTCTGTTGGCTCATCCTCTGGGGCGTGTCCACTTTCGAGGATACCCGCATCATCGTTACCGCCAACACGGAAACACAGCTCAAAACGAAGACCTGGCCGGAACTCAAGAAGTGGCACCGGCTCTGCATCACCTCCCACTGGTTCAAATACAACGCTACCTCCCTCCATGCTATAGACGATAACCACAAGGAGACCTGGCGGGCTGATATGATTCCTTGGAGCGAACACAACTCCGAGGCGTTTGCCGGTCTGCATAACAAGGGCAAGCGGATAGTTTTAATCTTCGATGAAGCCTCAGCTATCCCCGATATCATCTGGGAGGTCTCCGAGGGCGCACTTGTTGACGCTGATACCGAGATCATGTGGTTTGCGTTCGGCAACCCGACCATGAACAGCGGGCGGTTCAAGGAATGTTTCGGCAAGTTCAAGCACAGGTGGATACATAAGCAGATAGATTCCAGATCAGCGAAGATCAGCAATAAGGCCAAGATTCAGCAGTGGATTGACGACTACGGTATTGATTCCGACTTCGTTAAGGTCCGTGTGCGGGGCATGTTCCCCAACATGAGCGCGAAGCAGTATTATTCCGTTGCCGATGTTGATGCTGCCTTCGGTAGAGAACTGCGGCCCGATCAGTACAACTTCGCCCCTGTCATTATCACCCTTGACCCGGCATGGGAAGGGAATGACATGATTGAGATCGGCAGGAGACAGGGTTTGACCTTCCGTATCCTTCGCACCATCCCCAAAAACGACAACGATATTCAGATTGCGGGCATCCTGGCGCAGATCGAGGACGATGAGAAGGCCGACGCGGTATTCATCGACGGTGGATTCGGGACTGGTATCATCTCAGCGGGGCGCACATGGGGGCGTAGTTGGCAGATAGTATGGTTTTCCGGGGAAGCGAACAAGCCGGGGTTCCTCAACAAGCGGGCTGAAATGGCGCATGACGGTAAACAATGGCTCAAAGATGGTGGCGCATTAGACGGCTGTGACAACGAATTGCGGGATGATATACTCTGCCCAGAGACCGTACCAAGGACTGACGGCAAGGTTCAGCTTGAGGATAAGAAGCTGATTAAGAAGCGACTCGGTAGGTCTCCCGGCAAGTTCGATGCGTGGATACTGTCGTTTGCTTTCCCGGTGTTTAAGAAGTGGGAAGGTCACGGCGCGTTAAGGAACCAACATGGCAACAAGGGTAACGATTACGACCCGTATAAATAAATATTGACAACACCTCATTTTTAGGATAGGGGTAACGCATGTGCAAGTTTCATACAGGTAAACTCTGATGTGTAGCGGCGGCGGTTCAACACCTCCGATGCCTGCCCCATCCCCCCAACAGGCCGATCCGTCCGTAGCTCTGGCGGGTGATGCCGAGCGGAGACGCAGGGCGGCGGCGGCGAGTAATACAACTCTCACCGGTCCAAACGGCATCATGCCGCAGACTGGCGGGCAGAAGAGTCTGTTAGGAACGTAACAACGCTTCCTCACAGCGGGTGAGAAAGTGCCAAGACGGATAGCCACAATGGAGCGCATCCGCAACATGCCAAACTCAGACCAATCCAAAAACTGGAAGCTTAGGGACCACTTCAACCGCCGCTACTCCTCTATGGAGGACGAGCGCACCTCCTTCCTCCCCCTCTGGCAGGACATTTCCGACCACGTTAGACCCAAATCAGCCCGCATCAACATCACTCAGGACAATTCCAAGGGCCGCAGGGCCGACATTCGCATTGTTGACCCTACTGCTACCCTTGCCTCACGAACCCTCCGCAGCGGTTTGATGGCCGGTTTGACCTCCCCGGCTCGTCCGTGGTTCAAGTTGACGACTCCGGATCCCGATATGGCCGAGCATGGCGCGGCTAAAACGTGGCTATATGAAGTCGAAACGGTCATGCGGGCGGTGTTCACTAAGTCCAACTTTTACCAAGTTCTGCCGATGGTCTACGGCGACCAGGGGGATTTCGGCACGGCGGCAATGTCGGTCCTTGAGGACGACAAGAACGTGGTGCGGTTCAACCACTTCCAAATCGGCGCATATCTTCTTGCCGTGAATCAGTAC